CGTCCGCAGGCGATACGGCTAAGCGTGGCAAGCGTGCATCCGGCGCGGGCGGCTAGCTCCTCCCGGCGGATACCACCGGCGGCGAGTATCCGCGGGAGTGGGGCGGCGCCGCTCAAGACTCGAGTATCCGGCGGGAAGCGGCACGCACGTCTACGCCTACCTCTCCGAGGGAGGACGCCTCGCCTCGCAGTTCGGAGAGGCGCTCGGATAGCAGCGCCCATGCTGCGGCGGAGAGAGAGACGCCCCAGGCTTCGGAGAGCGTGCGGATGTCGTCTAGCTCGTGAGGGCGGAGGAGCACGGTTACCCGTTCGGAGCGGCGGAGGTACGGGTCGAGGCTCGTGCGTCCGCCGTGCAGTTGTGGTGACATCGGGAGAGGGTAGCGGGTGGGGGGCGGGAGGGAGAGAGAGTCGCCATGTCTTCTAGCAGGAGGGCGGAGAGGAGCCGGGCGGCGGGTAGGGGGAGGGCGCGGCGGGCGTGAGGGCCACGAGGAGCGGCTAGCGTGTCGCTTCCCAGAGAAAGTGACACGCTGCACGAGCTAAGGGGCCACAGGAGCCACTACAGATGATAGTGGCGACCCCCCCCCACCCCCCGATTTGGGGCCCCATGCCCGCGAGTTCGCGCTAGATTTGGACCCACGTTCCCACGCTCCGATCTCCCGGGACTCCTTTTTTCTAGCGAGCCGCGACCTCAACGGGTAGATTCCCGCTATGGACAGAAGACAAGCGACATTGCCAGTGCAGGCGGAATTTGCCTTTGACGGCGAGACGTATGACCCGCACGAGGATTATGAGCGTCTGAACACTTCGTTGGATCGGGTGCGTTGGTTGATGGCGCACCCTACTGGCCGTTGGTGGACGCTCCGCGCATTATCCGATCGCACCGGATCGAGCGAGGCGGGCGTATCGGCCCGGATTCGCGATCTGCGGAAGCCGAGAAACGGCGGTTTGGTTGTAGAGCACGAGCGCCAGGCCGGCGGGCTTTGGCATTACCGTGTAACGAGGATCTAAGGAGATGAGCGAAATGGATAGGACAGATACGAGCACTGCAATTCACGATTCCTTCATGTCGAGGAACGTGAAGGACTCCAACTTCGAGAATGCGAATCTGGTGGACACAACCGACCGGATAGCGAGCATGATTGACTCGTTGGCCAGTGCAATCACGCCGCAGGATACCCTTGGTGGTCAAGATGCCACTGGTGGCACGGTGCTCTCTCTGACGGAGGCCGTGATGGGCGTAAGCGCAGGGCTTGTGCAGATCGCGGATGCCATAGCCAGTTTGAAGGACTGAATCCCCTCAAAAGCCCCTCGTCCTACAGATCGGCCTTCGTGGAAATAATGCGGTACGAACAAGCATATGTGTAGGAGCAGCGGAAGCGTGCGAGGACACATATGCGTTCGTCGCAGGAGCATCTAAGCGATTTAGCGAAGATGCGACGTAGCAGTGCGTAACAACGAAAAGACGTAAAGTCAAGAGCGGCCACAATCCGCATGAAAAGGAGAGTAGGATCCAATGCCTGTAATGAGTTTCAAGACGGTAATTCTCTATGATGTGAGGAAGATTCGGCCTCAGACTTTGGAGGCGATTGCGAACGCGAAGGATGGCGACATGATCGGCTGTGATATCAGCGAGATGAACAGCTTTCTGCCTTTGGTGGTACATGCGCCTTCGATCGAGAGTGTTCGTAAGCCGAAGAAGGGATAGCCGCGTGAAGTACAGCGTAATCGACAACGCTCTTCATCTGAGCGTGGGTGGAGTTTTAGCGACTCCGTTGGTTCTGGTTCCCAGTCCGGTCACAACCTTCTGCGTTTTCGCTGCAACGGGTTTATTGCGTGAGCAGGCCCAGAGCAATGAGCGCGGGGCGAGTTTTCTCGACAACTGGTTCCACTGTTGGAACGGCAACAAGTTGGTCGAAGGTTTCGCCTGGGGCGTAGGCGGTGGTCTCGCCCACCAGATCATTCGATGGGTGGTCGGATGAGGCTGGGGAGGAAGCAGGAAATTTTCTCTCGCTGTTTGGCGCAGTTATTGGTGTTTGCCCACAGCCGTGGCTATGAGGTGCGGGTGGGTGAGGTCGAGCGGGGCAAGGCCGAGGCAGCTCGGTTGGGTTTTGCGGGATCGAACCACACCAGGCGACTGGCCGCGGACCTTCATTTGTTTCGGGACGGGAAGTATCTGTCTGCGACCCGCGATCACCGCGAATTGGGCGAGTTTTGGGAGAGTTTGAGTGGCTCCTGGGATGGTGAGCCGGTGGAGTGTTGCTGGGGAGGCCGTTTTTCGGACGGGAACCACTATTCGTTGCTGCATAGAGGGGTGAAATGACGGTTCAGCGCGATTTGCTGGAGCTGGAGGCCGAAAAAGCGGTCGAATTGAAGTTTCAGATCGGCCGTGCGCGTCATGGGCCGGAATGGGTTGGGAAAAGGCCGATCCTCGAGGCCCATGACGAGGTTTTGGACGCTTTGGCCTACATTCGCGAAGAGATGAGGGATGGCGAGTTGTCTGAACTCGCAATGTTTGAATTGTACAAGATCCTGCTCAACGCACTTCAGGGTGTTCGCGTCTTGATCGCATCGAGTGGTGTTTTGGAGGGGATAAATGGGACACAAGACGGGATTGAAGATTTCGGGGGGCCAGGGTCGGATCGATCCGATGCAACCCAGCGAGGTGACGAAGGCATTTGAGGATGGCGAGACGTTGGAGCTCGCGCGACTGGCTCAGGCCCACACCGACGAGGCGATTGGGACTTTGGTCGAGGTGATGGGTAATGCAGACGCCCCGGCCAATAGCCGGGTGAGTGCAGCGACCCGGATTCTGGAGTTCGCGCATGGCCGTGCGGCCCAGACCGTAAAGCAGGAATCCAGTGGTGGGGGTCTGACGATCAACATCCTTCGGCTCTCGGATGGGGAGACCCAGCGGGAGGTTTTGGACGCGGTCGAGGTGGCGAAGGAGATGCTGGAGGGGCAATAGCCGGGGCTTGGGGTCGTCTCTAGACGATCCTTTGGCTACGTTGCAGTGAGCCCAATTCTGGGCAAGGGGGGCAACAATGCCTGGATACACACAACGCGGACGTGCAGCGGCAAGCGGCCAAAGTGCTGGCAGCATCGATCAAGGTGCCGTTCCGACACCGGCCCCGCACGATCACCCGGAAGACAACCAGATGCCGGGTACGCCTCGATCGACGGATCAGCCGGCCGACCAATACATCACGAGTGAAAACACGCCGTCGATGGATCGGTTCACACCGGGAGTTCCGCCGATGGACAACCCCGGCGACTACTCCAAAAAGTTCGCGTGAGACAATGTGGCCGCTGAGATCACGCTTCCTTATAACTGGTCGCCGCGTGAATACCAGCGGCCGTTATGGGATGCGCTCGAGGGTGGGTGCAAGCGAGCGGTAGCCGTTTGGCATCGCCGTGCGGGCAAGGACATGACCGGCCTCCACTGGATGGCCGTCCAGGCGTTTGTTCGTCCAGGCATCTATTGGCATCTCTTTCCGACTTACGCTCAGGGCCGCAAGGCCATCTGGGAAGGTCGGGACAATGAGGGCCACGGTTTCCTCGAGGCTTTTCCAGAAGGCAGTTGGTATCGAAAACGCGACGATGAGATGAGCCTTTGGCTTCACGGCGGCTCTATTTATCAGGTGGTTGGATGTGATCAGATTGATCGTCTGGTGGGAGCCAACCCGGTAGGCTGTGTGTTCTCGGAGTACGCGCTTCAGAATCCAGTCGCGTGGCAATTGATTCGTCCGATCCTCGCGGCGAATGGCGGCTGGGCGATTTTTGCTTACACCCCTCGCGGCCGAAACCACGGATACAAGTTGGCGCAGTTGGCAAAGGGCGACTCGAATTGGTTCTACCAGCTTTTGACGGTAGCCGATACGAAGGTGGTTCCAGAAGACGTGCTTGTCTCTGAGAAGGCCGAGATGCCGAAGGAGCTTTACGAACAGGAATATAATTGCTCGTTCGACGCGCCGTTAGTCGGTAGCTATTATGGCGAGCTCCTGGGCGAGGCATCGGCGGCGGGTCGGATTGGCAAGGTTCCCTGGGTGCCAGAGAAGACGGTGACCACTGGCTGGGATCTCGGGATGTCCGACAGCACTGCGATCTGGTTCGTTCAGCGTGTTGGCAAGGAAATCCGACTCATCGATTATTACGAAACATCCGGTGAGGGTTTGGAGCATTACGCCAAGGTCATCCGCGACAAGCCCTATGTGTATGATGAACACCTCGTTCCGCACGATGCAAAGGTGCGTGAACTGGGTACAGGCAAAAGCCGGATTGAGACTGCGATGTCTCTTGGCTTTCGTATGCGGGTGGTTCCGAAGTTGTCGCTGGAGGATGGGATCCAGGCGACCCGTTTGTTTTTACGCAATATCTGGATTGATGAGAAGAAATGTAGCCGTGGCCTCCAGGCTTTGCGGGAGTACATCAAGGCACCGATTGAGAATGAACGTGGCCCATCTGGCGAGGTTTTGTACCGAGACCGGCCGAAACACAATTGGGCGAGCCACGGTGCGGATGCTCTACGAACCCTTTCGGTCGGCATGAGGCCAGAGAGTATGGGTGAGATGAAGCAGCCGGATACGCGGTATATAGTGTGAGTGCTGCACTCTTCAACGAGCTCCAAGGGCTGAAGGAGCAAGTGAAGGAGATCGAAACACGTCTTTTCCTGCAAGCTGACGATATTGAGTGGCTGAAAAGCGAACTCGTTAGACTCCAGACAGCGAAGAGGCCACACCGGCCCCCGATCAGGGTGCCAAAGATGCCAAAGGCCCTACAGAGTATTGGTGTGGGGTTGGTGGGGGAGTAGAGATGGCGACCGAGATCAGTGAACAAGACATCGCAATGGCAATGCGCCGTGGGGTTGGCGTGGCTTCCAACCCGGAGTTTTCAGACGGCGTGATCGCAGAACGTCCGCGCGAGGGTGGGCCGGAGATCAAGGCTCTCTCGGTCGATGAGGTCAAGGGAATACTATCACGCGAGATTGCCGACTCGATCGGCGGCGTTGGTAGCGAGATCGCGCGTGAGCAGCAGCGGGCACTCGACTTTTATTACGGCAAGAAGCTAGGCAACGAACAGCGCGACCGTAGCCAGGTGGTGCTGATGGATGTCCTCGAGGTGGTCGAATGGGCAATGCCTAGCCTCATTCGTACTTTCACGGGCAGCTCTCGGGTGGTGCAGTTCAAGCCGAAGAGACCGGAGGATCAGAAGAAGGCAGATCTGGCCACGGCGTACATCAATCATGTCTTTGTGAATGAGATGGACGGTTTCCAGATTCTCTACGATTGGTTCAAGACCGCTCTTTTGGAAAAGAACGGGATCGTCAAGGTGTACTGGGATGATCGTCAAGTGCCGATGGTCGAGCGATATTCCGGGTTGACCTACGAGGAGCTCGTCATGGTGCTGGACCGAGAGGGGGTAACACCTGTCTCGATGGAAGAGCGCACCGTGATGATGCAGGATCCTGACACGGGCCTGAATGAGGAACTGAAACTCCATGACATCGAGTTACAGGTTCTGAAGGACGACAAGCGGATTCGCGTCGATGCCATCCCGCCAGAAGAGTTCTTGATTGCTCGGCGCGCAGCGAAGCTGGACGATGACACCAGCTTCTCAGCCCATCGCAAGAAGGTCACGATCAGCGAACTCGTGGCCCAGGGTTACCCGGCGGATATCCTTGCGGCCCTGCCCCACAACGATGCGGGCCCGGAGTTCGATTCAAACCGTTCAGCTCGCCGCAACGATGACGAGAACTACCCATCGGGTTCTGGGGCTCGCACCGATGTAGCGTCACGCGAGATATGGACAACGGAATGTTACGCGCGGATTGACGAAGACGGCGACGGCTACTCGGAGCTCCGTAAGTTTCTGGTGGTCGGAGATTCTTCGCTTTACATCATCGATGATGAGCAGATCAATCACAATCCGTTCTGCTCGATTACTCCGATCCCGATGCCACACAAATTCTATGGTCAAAGCCTCGCAGATCTGGTGACTGATCTTCAGGTCATTCGCAGCACGATTCTTCGTCAGATGCTTGACCATCTATATCTTGCGAACAATCCGCGCATGGCGATCACCGAGGGCATGGTCGAGATTGATGATCTCCTGACTGTTCGTCCTGGCGGTCTGGTTCGCCAGCGAGCTCCGGGTTCGATTGAGCCTTTGGCCACGCAGGATCTGCCGCGCGATACATTCCCGATGCTCCAGTATCTGGAGCAAGTGAGATCCAACCGCACGGGCGTAATGGCTCACGGCCAGGATCTCGATGCTGGGATGCTTTCCAATACAACCGCCGCCGCGGTGGCGAGCCTTGAGGGTGCCAAGCAGCAGAAGATTGAGTTGATCGCGAGGATCTTCGCGGCGACTGGCATGAAGCAACTCTTTACCAAGATGTTTGAGATCATGGCAACCAGCGATACGAAACAGCGTCAGGTCAAACTTTCCGGCGAGTGGATGGAGATTGATCCCAGCACATTCGACTTTGAATTTGACGTGGAAGTGGAAGTCGGCCTGGGTGCCGGCAAGGCCGCGGAACAGGTTCAGGCTTTGAACGGTCTGATGACAATCCAGTCCCAGATGATCGCGCAAGGCGGAATGAATTATCTGGTCACGCCGAAGAACATCTACAATGCCGCGAGTCGGATGGCCGAGGCAATGGGTTATCCCAACCCGGATCTATTTTTCCAAGACCCAGAAGGCGTAGAGCCTCCACAGCCTGAGCCCAATGTGGATATGGAGAAGTTGAAGGTCGAGGGGATGAAGGCTGAGTCCGATGCCAAGCTCGGTGCCGGCGAGATGCAGTTCAAGACGTTGAGAGAGCAGAACATCGTGGATCACCGTGCCAGCGAGCTCGCGCTGAAGGAGAAGTTGGATCTGGAAAGGTTGGTCAGTCAGGAGCGGATCGCGCGCGGTCAACAGGATGCCCAGGTGCAGTCTGCGCTGGTGGCTTCGACTGGCCGACTGGAAGGGGAGGAAGAGCCCGAAGAGAAAGAGGCAGAGAAAGAGGCAGAATGAGCGATGAAGAGGCGTTGATTTTAGCTCGCGAGTCGGACGGTGTGATGCAAAATCCTGCGATAAAGCAGGCATTTGAGAGCATCGAGGAGCATTACACACAGGTATGGAAATCGAGTGGGCCAAGTGAGTACGAGCTTCGCGAGCAGTGCCACGAGCAACTCTTTGCTCTAGCACAATTGCAGCGACAGTTGCGAAGCTACCTCGAAACAGGCAAACTCCTTTCGGCTGCGTCTGAAAATGAAACGAGCGTTGGAAAATGACGATTGTCAGAAGGCGCAATACTATCCGTTGACCCTGATCTTCAGGATCGTTTCACGAATTTCCTCCAGCAGGATGACGCGATTGAGTCCCCACCCGCAGCCGAGGCGGAAGCCCCGGAACCAGAGGGTGTCGAGGACGAAGGGCCGGAGTCTGCGCCCGCCGAGGACGAAGAGCGTCCTCAAGACCGCTCCGAGGAACCCACTGAGCAGGACGCTCCATTAGCGGCGGAGAGTTCGGAAGACGAGGACATAGATCCCGTCGAAACCCTTTCGGACCTGGCCAAGGCGTTTGAGGTCGAGGAGGATGAATTCCTCAACCACCTCCAAGTGCCGTCACGCGATGGCGAGGGAACCGTCTCTCTTTCAGAAGTGATCGATTCGTACACGAGTCAACCGGCCAACAATGAAGAGGCACGTCTTCATTACGAGGGCTTGGGTCAGCAGCTTCAAGGCGAGCATGATCAGCGGCTCGGCGACCTTCAAAAGATTACTGCGGCCCTGATCGCCCAGGTCGAATCGGAACCCGATGTCGATTGGGAGATGCTCCGCGAAACCGATCCCGGCCAGTATCTCAAAGAGCGAGAGTCTCGTGAGGCGCGTCGATCAGACGTTCAGCGCAGTCTCGACGCGATGGATACGGAGATGAAGCGCCGAGACGCGGAGTCTGAGACTCAGCGTCAAACGTGGCGTCAAGAGCAGGTCAAAACGCTCTATCGACTTCGTCCAGACTGGCAGGAAGCCGATAGGGGTCGCGCGGCCATGTCTGAGGTAACGGATTACCTCGCCAAGACTGGCTACCCACAAGAAGAGATTGACGCGCTGGAAGACGCGCGAAGTATTTTGACCGTTTGGCGGGCTGCCCAATGGGAAAAACTTCAGGCCAAGAAACCTGAAATGAAGAAGCGCCTGAGACTATTGCCTCGCACGTTGCGAAGTGGAGCTCGGGATGATGTGGCAGCTCTGTCAGAAGAACAGGAGAACACGAAGAAGAGAGATCAACTTCGTGCTCGCTTGACCGAGACGGGTTCGGTGAATGATGCAGCTGCTTTGATGAGAGGACTTCTCTAATGGCACTGCCCACAGATACATACGAAACATTCGATGCAAAGGGTCTGAGGGAAGATCTCTCAGACATCATCTACGCAATCGACAGCACCGAAACGCCATTTATGATGATGGCGGGTCGCGAAACCGCTTCGGGCATCAAGCACGAGTGGCAAGTCGATCAGCTCTCGGCCGCAGCCGCAAACGCCCAAATCGAAGGTGACGATCCTTCGATCAATGCCGCGGTTCCCACGGTCAGGGTTTCCAATCACTGCCAGATCAGTTCCAAGACGGTCGCAGTGACAGGCACCCTCGAGGCGGTGGACAAGGCGGGCCGCGAATCGGAACTGAGTTACCAGCTCGCCAAGCGCAGCAAGGAACTCAAGCGAGACATCGAACACACTTGCGTTGGTGTGAACAACAGCGCGGTTGCGCGAACGAACGATGGCGCCGCGGCCGGCGAGGCGGCTTCGGTCTCTGCGTTCTTCGACACTGCTTTGGCGGGTTCGGGCACGTTGCTCGGCACGCATCAGAGTCGGAGTGGAAGCACCGAGGGTGGCTGGAGCGGATCTCTTTTCGCTGCGACGGCGGGAACGCCTGCTCTGCGCGCTCTACTCGAATCGGATCTCAAATCCGTTATCCAGGGTGCTTGGACGAATGGTGGCAACCCATCGGTGGTGATGACTGGCCCGTTCAACAAGACGGTGATCTCCTCATTCACTGGCAACAGTACGCGATTCGACAAGGGCGAGGACAAGCGTCTCACAGCCTCGATCGACGTTTATGTTTCGGATTTTGGTGAGCACACGGTGGTCGCGAATCGCTTCCAAGCGACGAATCAGGTCTTCGCGTTCACGCCGGAACTTTGGTCGCTCGCTTATTTGCGAGACTTTCGTCAGCACGCACTCAGCAAGACGGGTGACTCGGAGAAGCGCCAGCTTCTGTGCGAGTGGACGATCGTTGGCCGGAACCAGTCCGGTAACGGAGTGGTGGACGATCTGACGGCCTCGTAAGAGGTTGGGTGGTGAGGGTCCGCTTCGGCGGGCCTTCCTCTCATCCAAACACAAACCGTGAAGTCGAGGCATCGGCGGAACGCGGGAGGAAATCATGCGGACTTTG